GCGAATTAGGACTTGCTATGATTTATGCACAGCCATCTCTAACTGGGTCTGTGGATGATACTAGATACTTGATATCAATACAGATAGACCAGTCTCAAATAAAAGACATGTCTAAGAAAATACCAGACATGTCTACTTGGTCTAAAAAAGGAAAAATGGGATATTTGAAAGATGAGATATGGACAGCATATGGGTCTGGCCACGGCGATTACGAAGCTATTTATTGCGGTAAACCTGTGAAGTGGAAGCTGATAAAGACGTTCAATGGTGATAAAGAATGGCGGAAGACATATGAATCTATGAAAAAGAGGGGGGAAGATAACGAGCAACGATGATGATGATTGGAATGCACCTATAAGTATAGATGAACAAAATGCAATCACATGGAAGTTTTATGTGCAAGCTGATAGGCGCTGTGCTAAAAATATTAAAGAGGTTGAGGATTTCTTAAAGGCAGAAGGAATTACTGGCGAGACATATGATTATCTGCACGACTGGTGGGAAAGACAAATAAAGAGTAAGCAATAATGCAATTACGACTTTTGAACGAGTCAGGTCCGCAATTCGACACTCTTGAAAAGGGTAAGGTAAAGCTTACAGATGATGAGCGTGAGCGAGTCCTAGCCGCTAAGGCTGTTTGGCATTTTGGTCCTAACGGTAAACCGAGCCCGGCTATTAAGAAAGCCATCGTACGTGGCAAGACTTATTATTATTGTAATACACATCGCTGCTATCAGTCTGCGAAAACCTTAAATAGTGCTATCAAAAAGTTCTTTAGTGTAGTGGAGCCTTCATCCTAATGCAATTGCAATCATTATCTGAAAATGTTCCAGAACCCGAACATGCTGCTTTGGTGAAGGCAGCTATAGAGTATGCTGGCCCAAATGGTATTGTTGCATACAGTAGCGACAAAATACCATCACCGCACACCACAATTCATTTTAGAATAGGGTCAGTAGCACAGGACTTTGCCAATCAACACGGCGGTAAAATTGGACCAAGCTGGCTGAGTCATCGTGGGGCCACAGCCTATGCAGAAATACCACATAAAAGAAGCGGCGGCGTAAAATGAGATTGCAATTGTTATCGGAGGGTATCGCCGCATCTGAGCTTGGCAATGTCGCTATGGTGAAGAACTCGCTGGCAGATAAGTTAATGGTTGTGCTGCGAGACATTGGATTTCGTAAACCGACGATGAAGCCAGCCGAGGACCCTACAGATGATTCTATAGTCTATATTGAAGCAGGACAGAATGCTTTAACTCCTGAATCACAGATTATAATGATAACGATTGAAGACGATGACAGGGTTAGGATTCAGATTCCTAGTGATATAACTCAAACTGGTAAGCCCAGCCTTGCTGGAATTTTGGGTATAAATGATTTCTTTATAACTGCTTCTCTTGGTGAGGCTATTGCCAGGTTGAAGGATATTAAGAATAAAGCAGATCGATTAATACAAAATACCAATTTACGCGGGTCGCTCTCTTCCGGTCATATAGGTGAAAGTGAAGAACCTGTCGCTGATTATATGATTGGAACATTTAAAATCAATTCGACGAAGCCTGCGAGCTGGCTTAGGCCGCATCTGGAGAGTTTTCTTAATGATAGAATCCCAGATCTTATTGTTTTAGAAATAGAAGCATTCGAAAATCCTTGGCTACGGACCGGATGGTTATCTGATGCTGCTGTAACATGGGCGTATCGTGACACAATGAGTCCGAAACAATTGAAGCAACATTTTATTACGTTGTTTGGACCAGAAGATGCTTTTGACTTTGCTGCTTCAAAATTCAAACTACTAGGTATGGCGTCTACTGTTGGTGAATTTCTAGGGATATATGACGCAGATTATGGTCGTGTCGATAGATTAACCGCTAAAATCAATAATATGGCCGACAAGTTTGAAGCGAGAATGTAGTCGATAATATCGTCTCGCATAAAATATATGATAGCAAAGTGAGTCTACCATGCGACAAATCTATATAGCCAACAGACTTGAAGTGGTCGGTTCAGATAGTGTTGCTGTGCCCGGATGCGAACCAGAAGCATCATTCACAACAACAAGTTTATCTTGGATGCATAGGTGCAAGAGCGCCTATGTGAAATTATCTGTCGCACTAGCGGCAATCCCTGGGTCTACTGTCGAGTGGCAATGGAATGCCGGACAATCTAACGGATCTACTCAGAAATGGTTCGTCTTACCACCGTACTACCCAGAATGTCCTTGTACTCCTATGCCAGATTATTATGGCATTCTTCGGAGTTTGGCCGACTCAGATGACGAAATCGAGCCGCAGCATCAGGAATGTGCAGTATTAGACCAAGGATGGTGTCCATCGAAGAATTTTCAACAACAAATGCCGCCACCGGTAAAATGTTATGTTCCAGAAGGCAAGATTTTTGGTATTGCTCCATCACTTCTATTTGGGCCTTATTATTACGGGAATGACCCGCGAGACAGCCCGGTAGATGACATTCCTTTGTCTATGTGAATAAGACATGATTCATAGCTTCAGCTCTATTAATGATGTGCCACCGACCGGTATGCAGGTTGATTTTCGTAGTGATGTTGAACAATTCAATCCGTTATTCCAGGTTCATGATGTAGATTCGTCTGATATTGGGTTAGCTAGGAAGCTTGCTACCGAAATGATTCAGGTCAACGGTGCTCTTGTTCATATCCATGTAAGAACAGATAATATGGATCATGACAAGACATTCGACGAGGATGCTGACCCAACATATTGGAGCCCAATTACTCTCAAAGCATTCTTTGTTCCGAACCCAATGGAATATGAGCTGACATTATGGGGTGTTGATTGCCCAAACAAACAGGAAATCGTCTTTGCACTTGAACAAGTTGTAGAAGCTGCGCCAAATAGATTGTTCCGCCCTGGTGATTTAATAGAATTACCATTCGATTCGCAATCACAGCAGAAGCCGAAATATTTCATGATTGATAACGCATCTGAAATCGGAAATTTCAGATATACTTGGCTTTATTTGAAATGTGTGACTACACTCATCGTTGGCGATGTCAATTTACGCCCAGCGCAAGATATCGTCACTAGCACTGACGAATACACAGATGAGGTCGATGGATGAAACAATTCACCGACGTCAGAGAATTAATAGGTCAAATTGGCCTCGATCTAGATAGCAGGGCTGGTATAATAGGTAGTGCTTTTCGCGATAATATTCGTAAAGAGCTGTTGGGGTTAGGGTCTAAAGATATCATCAATGTATCTATAAATCAGTTGGGTTCTGGGACTATCATCTCGTTGAAGATTGAAGATTGGGTTGAAGAATTAGAACGTAACACAATAATCGAAGAATTCAAAGATTTAATGGATCGCATTGGTGCCACAATATCTGGTGCTTGTTTTGGGTCAGCTCCCGGTAGTTTGGTAGCGTTTTTGAGTAAAGGTGGTAAGTAATGGCCATCCACGAATTCACACCAGATGTGTTAGAACAAGTCAAGACATCTCGACCTGTGCCGGGTCCTGAGCTTAAACCACAAATAGATCTTGTTCCTATATCCGTTGCACAGAGTAGTGATGTCCAAGGTGGTCGTAAGAGTTTATATGGCGAACCATTAGGAACACAACCAGAGTTTGTCCAAGAATTTTTAATGCCTGGTTTTCATGCACTCGATGAAGCCATGAAGACATATTGGTCAGGTATAAGGATTCCAACGAAGGATTCTTATCGGTTTATGAGGGTCAAAATAGCCGGTGGCGACAAGAGTATTCTTATATGGCGGGACCAATTGAAAGATGGCCGAGTAAAATTCCCTGTTGCGTCTATCAGTAGATTAAGCCACGAGTTTAATCCACAGAAATTTAGTTCTCCAGTATTAACCATGGCCCGCAGGTATACTAGTAGTCGCATGGATCGAGTTGCTTTAATCAGGCGTCCGGTTCCGTTTTTGGTTAAGTATACTATGACAGTATGGGCATCATGGAAGAGAGACGCCGACAACGCACTTGAGCAAATTCTGACACGATTTAATCCGTTGGCTGAATTTGTTATGAGCGACCAACATCTACAAGGGAGCGTACAATTAAGATTCGAGGGGTCAGCAGACACTAGCGAGAAAGAGGCTGGTTTCGACCAAAAAGCCAAAACGCGATATGAGTTTTCTATGACTGCAGAAGCTTGGCTACCACTACCAGAACTAATAGTACCGACCATTCTTGGTCATGTTAATGTTGTCAGGGAATCAGGCACAAATCAATTATTGTCTGTTGGTAGAGGCGACACAGCTAGACTATTTTATAGCCCAGCATCTGGCGGCTGGAATGTGTAGATATAAGATTGAGAGTAGATAATATCACGGCGTTATCAAATTTTCCAGCAATTAGGTAAGTTTATGAAACAACCTACCAGAGAATCCAACTTCGTTGTGCAGATCTATAATTCCAGCAGGCAGATGATTCCAATATCTGTTAGACCACCTGGTGGTGATTTCTTCCTGCACGAGCAGACGATATATCTGCGCCCAGGTAAGACGGTCCGACTGCCAAAGAATTTCTTAAACGATTCGCAGATATCAAATCTGACAACGAAGCGTATGATAAGAATTCTACATGACAGCGAAAAGACTGTTATTCCTAACTAGGGCGGTCTGCGTGAGATAATATATGATGCTCCGTGGGCTGTTATAGATATCGGGCTAAAATATACCATAGGACGATTATCGGCTTGTAACATTAGTCGATAAAGAGAAATTGTGATTTGCTCCGTCGTCCCTGGTTGTCGGCAAATCTATGATAGTTTGGTACTAGACAACGGAGATAAACGATGCCCACATATTTGAGCCCTGGTGTTTACCCAAGGGAAATAGACCTTAGTGCAGTCACTGGCAACGCCGGACCGCTTCGTGCGGCGTTTGTTGGGACTGCCAAAAAAGGTCCTATGAATACTCCAATCTTTGTGTCAGGTGCACAACAGGCAATCGACATCTTCGGCGAGCCGTTTGTCGAGAGTTATTTGATGTATGCGGTGCTTGCCTATTTGGAAGAGAGCAATCAAGCATATGTTATTCGAGTTGGTATTGAATGCCAAGATGGCCAACCAACAGAGTTGAATGACGTGTGTATCGATACATCAGGAAATCGCCTCAATGGTTGGAGTCGAATCCCGGTCTTTACTGGGATTGATTACGGCAAGATTCAGTTGAGAGCGGTATCGGTGTCATCTCCGGTCGTATTCCATGACGCTGGCGTTGAAAATATCGAATTCACAGATGTCAGCGTATCGGTCACTGAAGGTCCGACTGACGCGACACTGCAGTTTGACGGCGAAACAGACCTGAGTGATAGTTACACCGGTTGCTTGGACGATAGCTTCTCACTGTTCATTACTGGCAGACCTGACACTGGGTTTGCTATCAGCGGCGCTACATTCCAGTTGTTCCGCAGTCGAGACAGTGCTTTGATGGTGAGCGGCGTTCTGTCCGAGAAGATTCCCGGTACAAGCACAAATATCGAAATCGGCGAAGGGCTCGTTTGTAACATTCACGTCGTTAGTGGTCGGCTTGATACGAATGACGTGTTCTCGTTCACCGCCAAGCCGTACAATCGAACATTTGAAGTTGAAGTTGAGGGCGTTGGTAATTCGTACGTTATGCCAGCCTCGACTTACACGACTGTTTCAGATCTAATCGACGCAATCAATCTGCTCATACCAGTCGAAGATTACGTAGCGGTTGCCGACACCATCGATGGCGTCGAATATCCCGAGCTCCGTACCAAAGTGGCTGGTCATCGAATCCAGCTTATGGGGTCGTGCTCCTTCGCTAAAGAAGTTGGGACGGATCAGTACGTCTACGACATCCCGCGTAGCTTCTTGCTAGGGACTGACGCCGAACCGTTCTTCATCAACAGCCAAAGCAATCGAGTTGCTATTGACATAATTCCGGCAGACAGAAGTGCAACAACCAGTATTGCATTCACGATTCCTGTCGGAACAAACTTGTCTGCCGCAACAATTGCTGCTGCAATTAATGGTAATGGAACCTATGCTGGTGATACGTATTTCACGTCATTCGCTATCACAGCTCCAGGAAGCATCCAGCACGTCGTTATTGTGGCATCGGACACTCATCAGTTAGACCAGCTCCAACTGAAGGCTAGCTACTCGAATCTCAAGACATTGATGTTCGCAGAAGAACTCGGTATTCTTTCGCCTTATACGAAGGCTTACAGAGGGTTCTACGACAGCCGAGTTTCATTACCGGCAACTGGCGAAATTACGCCTTCTGTGCCGCTGTCCTGCGAATTGGACCCGAGCGGCCCCGAATGTGCTCTTGATGCCGCGTACTTCCAAAACATCGTCGGCTGGTTTGTTGCAACGAGTGCCGGAACGTGGCTTAGTGGCTACACTCTGACGCTTTCTTTACAAACACAAATTGCTGGCAATGCTGCTGCACGGTATCAGTTGGTTATTGCCGACCAGAATGGTGCCGTCGCAGATAACATCCAGAACGTTAGCTTCGATAAGACGGATGACCGTTATATCGGCAATGTTTTGAATCCTGGTACTACCTATGGCGGTGCTAATGGCGACGATTTTGTGAATTGGGAAGACCGCCCGGCGTTCTTGAACAACGACGAGCTTGATCCGAGCACTTACGAGGTCAGACAGCCAGCACAACTTGCGAGTCATCTGTTCAGCGTTGGTGCCAATGGCATTCCGATTGATCCGGCATTTTCGAGCGAACTCGATGCAGCGATTATTGGAAATCCGCAAGATTCGAGCGGCATGTACGGTGTGCAGAATTCCGAGACTTATGACATCAACTTGCTCATCATCCCTGGTATGACGTCCGGTGCGGTGATTGGTCAAGGACTGCAGTTATGCGAAAGCCGTGGTGATGTGCTTTACTTGGTCGATCCGCCGTTCGGGCTCCGACCGCAACAGGTCGTCGACTGGCATAATGGTATGCTGCTCTCCGATCTGTCACACGCCATTAATAGCAGTTATGGTGCGTTGTACTGGGGTTGGTTGGAAGTCTACGACCAGTTCAGCAAGCAGAACATTTGGGTTCCGCCATCCGGTCATGTTGGCTCGGTCTTCGCTCGGACATCACGAGTGGCCGATCAATGGATGGCACCTGCTGGTATCAATCGCGGTAGGTTACTGACACCTCTTGCGGTCGAATACAACCCGAGCCAAGGCGAGCGTGACCTGCTGTATGGTAGCGGCAACGCCGTCAACCCATTGGTGTCATTCCCGAAAGACGGCATTGTGGTGTTCGGCCAACGCACACTGCAACGCACAGAGACGGCCCTTGATCGGGTTAATGTGCGGATGCTGTTGATTTATTTGAAGAAGAATTTGGTCCAAATTCTTCGGTCGTTTGTTTTTGAGCCGAACGATTCGACTACTTGGGCACAGGTCAGAACGCTCATTAATCCGTTCATGGCAGATATCCAGGCCCGGCGTGGATTGGATGCCTACAACGTAGTGTGCGACGAGTCGAACAATACTCCACAACGGCGTGATATGAATCAGTTGTGGGTGTCGGTGTTCATCAAACCGACCCGCGCGATCGAATTCATTGTACTCAACTTGGTAGTCATGCAGTCTTCGGCGTCCTTCAGTTCCGAGGAAGTCTTGGCAGCCGGTGGAGTTGTGTCGAGCGGAAGATAGTTCAGCAGAGAACGAGGTCCAGCGAAAGCTGACTTAGAATAAAGGAGATTCACCTTGCCAGGTTTCAATATTTGTGGGACAGGTAACGGCCCAGCCGCCAACCTTGAGACTCGTAGAAAACACCGTTGGGTTTTTCGAACCCTTGGGTCGGTAAATCCAGCGGCATTGTTGGTTCTTCAGTCGGCATCTCGACCGAATTTCAAGTTCGCAGAACCAGAAATGCACCATGACCAGGAAGTTGCTTACTTTGCCGGTAAGCAGACCTGGGAACCGGTCAGCATGAAATGGTATGATGTCGAGCAGAATCCGGACGTGTCGGACACAATTTATCAATGGTTGCGAACCGTTGTTGATTTGCCGACAG